TAAACGTCATTTAAACCTCCTTACGACTTGTACTGTTCTGGATCTTTTTTCTTGTCTTCATCGTCAGGCTTGATATCATCTAAAAGGTCTTCGAGTTTAGAAAGGAGAGAAGTGAGATCATCTTGACCCATCTCTTCGCCTTCCTCATCATCACCTTCCTCATCATCACCCTCAGGGGCTTCAGCAGGCTGGTCTTCGCCTTTTTCCTCTTTTTCGTCCTCGACTTCAGCCTTCACTTCCTCAGCAGCCTCTTCAGCGTCTTTAGCATCAGGATCAGGATCATTCATTGGAACTTCGGCATTACTATCTAATTCGTCAGGAGTGCCTAAAGGATCTTTGGAATCCATCTCTTCCTTACCACCAGTGGCCTCTTCTTCAGCCTCATCCTCTAATTCCTGAGCGGCATTTTCAACAGCGGGGACTAACATTTTAAGAACTTGCCCAATCTTACCAAGATCATCAGCGACCTTAGTAAAATCCATGTAATCCATCAAGCTGGCTTCGTTTAACGCATCACCATGACCAGCCTCATTGAAGACCTCCTCAAGGAAGACGGCAAGATCGATTGTTTCGGCACCATTCTTAGTTTGAAGACAGTCAACAAACTCCAACAAAGTCTTTTCAATAATCGAATCAGTAGGCGCATGTTTGGCAATCTGATTCAGAATTTCACCCTCAGTCATGGCCAACGTGCCAAAGGTCGGAACCTCGTCTAACTTGCGAACATCGATGCCATACTTTTCATTCAATACGTCAAGAACGTATTGCTTGACAGGTTTTTTCATCTCGTAAATCAAGCTAGCAAACTTTTTCAGATCTTTCTGAGTAATCTTAAGCTCATTCACCGATAAGCAGTTTTGCATTAACGATGTGATTTGCTTCTTCGTAGCCAAAGCGAGATACGGGGCATCGGAGATTACCTGGGCAACCTGATGTCTAACCGAATCGGTATCGCTTTCGAAGATCATCGAAGCTAAGTCTTGAACGCTATTGCTGTCAATCCAGATGTTATCGAAACTTTGCTTGGCCTCCAGCAACTCTTTCTGAATTAATTCTTTTCTGCAAAGGTGTTCGTAAAGGTTAGTCTTACCTACAAAGCTAATTTCAATCTCTTGAGCTTCTTGAATCTGATCCACGGTCCTCTTAGGGAGATCAAAACTGGTCGAGACAAGGTTAACAAGCTTCATACCTGTTTTCATGCCGTGAGACTGTAGCAAGTCTTCGTTTTCCTTAAGAAAATCAACCAATTGATCTTTAATTTCGTTAACGCGCTGAAATTCTTTGGAAGATACAATTTTGGTAGATTCCCCAAATCGCTCAGTCTTCTCCGCTAATCTACCCTTTATTCTCTCGTAAGAGAGTTTAGTCTCGTACATGCTTAGGATTTGATCAAAGGACCCTTCAGCCGACTGGTAATCATCTTCGAGCAGGTTGCAGAGAACACCCATCACCTTTTTATCAGTTGCCTCTTCAAACGCCTTCTTATTCTCAAGAACCTCAGCGTCTTCAACAACTATCTTGGAAAGCTTTAGGTTTGGCTGAAAGGTATACTTACCGCTGATAACCGAACCATTTTCAGTTAAGTAAGTAGCGACCCCATCTTCAACAGAGAAAAGTTCAACGTTCTCTCTCAAAGTACGAGCTAAGTAATCACCAATTTTCACAAGGTTACTAAACTCTTTCCCACGATTTTCAATCAAATTCGTTAACATAATTAATACACTTATCTGAAATTATTTAGCCCCGTCTTTCGAGGATATTTTATTAAAATGATCTTTACCGTCCATGTCCTCAAGCAATTTAATCAATTCATCATCACAACCAGATTCAATAGCTAACGACTTCATTGCATTGTAGTCCAAAGATTCAGCCGCTGTTGGAGGTATATTTTCAGCCGATTCCATTGGAGAACCCGCAGGATCACCCATAGGCATCCCGCCAGGAGGTGGCA